AAGCAGTATGATATTATAATAGACAGAAAGGAGGTAAACGCATTGAGCAAGCGAAAAAAGAAACGCGGCAACAAGGCCGAGCCGGACAGCTACTTAAACCTTGTTACCGCAATCCTAAACATCGTAATTGCTATTCTACTGCTGATAGAAAAGCTCACCGAGTAAAGGGCAGGGGGAGAAATCCCCCTTGCCCTCCAAGGATAACACGAAATGCGCTCAATGTCAAACGACCATGACAACGGTTATCTATGTTTTGTGCGGGGTAAGCATTACCCTATCCGCAATCTCTATTTTCATCAACGCCAAAAGGAGGCGGCAGAATGGCAGAGGAAAAAAGAAAGACTAAGACCTCGACGGCGGTAAAGACTCGATATAATGAAAAGGTCTACGACGTTATTTCGGCGCGAGTCCCGAAAGAGCTCGCGGCGGCTTTCCGCGAGAAATGCACAGCCGAGGGCATACCGCAAGCACAGATTATCAAAAAGGCGATAGAGGACTTTCTATCGCGGTAACGAGAGGGCGGGACTTTCCCGCCCTTTTTTCATATCTCGAGGGAGGGCGCGCTATGGGAGAGCGGACGTATAAACAACTTAATTGGACGAGCCGTATCAAGCTCGAGACGATGCTCAAGCATGGACACTCGAAAAAAGAAATCGCCGAGGAGCTGGGCGTACATATCAGCACCGTTTACCGCGAGCTCAAGCGCGGGACGTATGAGCATCTAAACTCCGATTACACGACCGAGGAACGGTATAGCCCGGAAAAGGCCGAGGCGCGCTATCAAGAGGGGCTCGCCGCGAAAGGTGCTCCGCTCAAGATTGGGAAAAATCACGCCGCCGCGCAGTTTATCGAGGACAAAATCGGAAATGAGGACTATTCCCCGGCGGCGGTGTGCGCTCTACTCAAGCAGGAAAAATATAAACACTTCGGAATAACCTTTTGCCGTGCGACGATTTACAAGTACGTCGAGGACGGCGTTTTCCTCACGCTCACAAATCAAGACCTCCCGGAAAAGGGCGACCGCAAAAAGAAGCATAGAACAATCCGCAAGAAACAGGCTCGGGCATCCAGCGGCACGAGTATAGAGCAGAGGCCGGAGTATATCAACGAGCGGCAGGAGCCGGGACATTGGGAAATGGATACCGTCGTCGGGAAGAAACGGACGAAAGCCCGCCTCCTCGTCCTCTCCGAGCGCGTTACGCGGCGGGAAATCATTATCCGCATTAAGGACGGGCGCGCCGAGACGGTCGTCGCGGCATTAGACCGCCTCGAGCGCCTTTACGGTGCGGCGTTCTATCGGATATTCAAAACGATAACCGTAGACAATGGCTCCGAGTTCGCGGATGCTGACGGCATCGAGCGGAGCGCCCGGCGCAAGGATGCAAAGCGGACGACGGTCTATTACTGCCATGCGTATAGCTCTTGTGAGCGCGGCACGAACGAGAATATTAACCGCATGATACGGCGGCAGTTCCCGAAAGGGACGGACTTCGACAAGGTGACGGCGGCGGAGGTTAAGCGCGTCGAGACGTGGCTCAATGATTACCCGAGAGAAATCCTCGGCTTTATGTCCTCGGCGGAGGCTTTCAAGATAGCGTTTGACCGGGCGGCGTGAACGCTCAAAAATTTATTCTATCTTTTTCGCACAAAATACTTGACATCTGCGCTTGTGGCGTTTATCATTAAGTGCGAAAGAGCTAATAAGCTCCGACGCACTTATTTTTTTACGCAGAAACGGAGGCGAGGCTATGAAATACGAGTGCTTAAAGCTCGAGGAGCGGCGGATTATCGAGGAAATGTACGCAAAGGGCGCAAAGCCGGGCGAGATTGCCGAGCGTGTCGGCAAGTGCCAAGCGACCATATACCGCGAGCTCGAGCGAGGCAAGACCGGGGAAACGGACTCCCGCTTTCGTCAAGGGTATAGCGCGGCGGTAGCGGAGGCTCGAGTAAATCGGTCGTACCGAAATAGAGGCCGTCGGAAAGCGGCACAGTAAAAAAGGAGGTTACTCATACCATGAACGGAAAGACACTAACGCCGGAACAGTGCTCCAAACTCTCCCTTTATATCCTTATGACGACAAAGACCCGCGAGGGCGAGGCGGAGGCATGGGAGAAGCTCGCAGAGGAAAAGAAAGAGGACGGCTCCCCGAAATATATCCACGCCGCCGACAACGCGCAGTTTTGGAGAGAACTCGACGCAGACCTCCGCAAAATACTTCGGGATTTGGAGGGGTAACTTTGAAAGTCTATGCGTCGATTTCCGGCGGTAAAGACTCTCTCGCGGCTCTCATAACGCACATGGAGCGCGGCGGTCAATGCGACGGCGCTATTTATTGCCGGATAATGTTCGACGACGAGACGAGCGCGGAAGTGCCGGAACATGAGGAATGGTTACATAGCAAATGTTTTCCGCTCCTCGAGCGGGAGTATGGGATTAAGACGCAAATCGTCCAAGGGAAATACACCTATACGGATTGCTTTTATAAGCAGTACGAAAAGGGCGGCAAGGTCGGCAAAATATGGGGATTTCCATTTTTGCGCGGCGCATGGTGCAATACCCGGTTAAAAGTGAGGCCGATACAAGCGCACATAAAGACTATCGGAGAGTTTACCGAAATCGTCGGAATTGCCGCAGACGAAACAAAACGTATCGAGAGAAAAACGGTCGCCGGGAAAATCCTCCCTCTCGTAGAGTGCGGCATAACAGAAGCGCAAGCGTTCGACGTTTGCCGGTCGCGCGGGCTCCTCTCTCCCGGATACAACGGAGGCCGGGAGCGGCTCGGGCGCTGGTTTTGCCATAACCAGCGCGTCGGAGAATTAAAACGCCTCTATTACGATTACCCGGAATTGTGGGACAAGCTGGCAAGGCTTGACCGCGACAGCCCGATAACGTTCAAGCCCGGGAAAACACTCGCGGACTTTGGTCGGCGCTTTTCGCTTGAGGGGATGCAAGAAAAATTATTTTAGGAGGTTACTCATACCGTGAACAATTTTCAGAGGATAACGGCAAGCCGGGAGGCGCTCGCGGCGTTCCTCGGCACTATCCCGGCGATTGAAACGCCGTGGGACGATGCTTTTCACCGGATTTATTGCTCCTCGTGCTCGGCGGCGGATTGCGACGACTGCCGCCGACCGGAGCGGGATAGCCCGCTATGGTGGCTCGGCCTCCCGGCGGCGGAGGCAGAGAAATGAACGCCGATTTTTCCCATACTTGCGAGGGGTGCGAGCACGTTGTTACGGAGCCGTGGGCGAAAGACATTATCTCCTATCGGTGCTTTGCTCCCGGCAGATGCAAGGGGCGCGTCGTTGGCGTGAAACGCTTTGACCCGTATATCCCGGCATGGTGTCCAAAACTGGAAAGGAGCCGCGAGAATGGATAAAACGGCATTATTGAAGAAAGTCCGCGCACTTGCCGAGCACGGAGTCGGCGGCGAGGCCGAGAACGCCGAAAAGCTCCTTGCTCGCATGATGAAGAAATACGGCATTTCGGAGGAGGAGCTCGACGAGGAGACTCGCGTCCGCCACGACTTCACATATCACGGCGGGGAGGAAAAGAAAATCCTCCGGCAAGTGGTCTATAAGGTCACGGGCGGCTACGCCTACGAGCTCGTATATACCGCGAGTGGGCGCAAGGTTAGAACTCAACTCGGCGCGGATTGCACTCCCGCCGAAAAGGTGGAAATTGAGTATCTTTTCGATTTCTATAAAAGGCTTTGGGAGAAAGAAAAGGACGCTTTCCTCGCGGCCTACATTCAAAAGCACCGTATCTTTGCAATACGCGCAGACGTAGAGCCGCAGGAAATCAGCCGCGAGGAGGCTCTCAAAATGGGGGCTCTCATGCAAGGCATGAGCGACGAAAGTCCGCTCCGAGCTATCGAGGCGGGGAAATAAAGGAGGAATAACACAATGAGCGAAACGAGTTCGAGAGTTCGGCTTATGGCAAACCTACAAGCCGCCGTCGCGGAGGCCGTCTCCGGCACAATGGAGGAGCGCGGGCGCGGCTTCGCCTCTGACCGCGAGGCATGGGCGGAGCTAAAAGAGTGCATCGAGCGCACAAAGCAGATGCACACCGACATAGAGAAAGTCCACAAGGAAATGTGGAGCGCGGTCAAGGACAGAAACGAGGACGCTTTCGCCGCACTCTCGCAGGAGTTCGAGCGGAGTTCCCGTATTCTCGCCGAGGAATGGGCGCAAACGTCCGCCCTTGCAAAAATCGCCGTTATCAGCGAGTCGAACGATTAAGGAGGTCGCACAAATGAAAAAGCTCTATTCAAAGAAACTCGGCGGAGAGGCGTTCGCCCTCGACGCGGCACAACTGGACACTCTGAAAAAGGCCGGTTATACCGTACCGAGCCCGGAGGAAGTTATCGCGGACGCGGCGGCGGTCAAAATCGAGCCGCCGGAGGGAAAGCGGGCGTATGTCGTCTTTGATTTCAAGACCGGCGCTTTCAAAGTCCGCACGAGGACGCAGACGCTCGCCGAGAGCGAGGTCGGCGGCTTCGTTGGCGAGGTAGTCTCGGCGGCGATTTTATGCGGCTTCGTCGAGCGGGCGGATATGGACAATCCGAAAGCGGATGCTCCGGCGACTCCGACGACGGCCTCCCCGCTCGTGAATATGCTCCGAGACGCTTTCCTCCGCACGGCGAACAATAAGACGGCTCCGGCGGCGGACAAGCCCGCAGAGGCGGCAGACGCGCCGGAGGTGGTCGAATGATTAAGCTCGGCGACCGCATCACGGTAAAGCCCGCGACGTTCGACGTTCCGGGCAAAGACGGCAAGCCGAAAGCAATCCCCGGGACGGTCGTCTACGTTCAT